TAATGTGCAGAGCTGAATACAGTTCTTTAAATACTTTAATTCAATCCGCAGGGGCTTTACTTGTAAAGGCAGGAACAGTGATAGTTAATAACGATTTAGAACGAGCAGGTTTTGTTTGGGGTAAAGATTATAGAATGGTTTTACATGTGCATGATGAAATGCAGTTTGTAGTTCATAAAGATAAAATTGAAGAATTTAAAAATATAGCAAGTGGGCTATTTAATAAGACTAAAGATTACTTTGGTTTCAAATGTGAATTAGCAGGAGAAATTAAAGTCGGTTCAAACTGGAGTGAAACACACTAATAAGTTCGACCTTGACCTAAAGTTTGGTCAAAAGCATGAGAACATTTTACAGAAAGCCATTGAAGGTCAAATCGAATGTAAAGCAGATAGGCTAGTTGTTAAGTATGGCAATGTATTTATTGAAATAGAGAGTAGGGGAAAACCATCAGGAGTAATGGTTAGTACTGCAAAGTTCTTCGCAATTTGTCTAGTTGTTGAAAAACGAACAAACAATGTTTGGGTCTTGATACCCACAAAAATTCTAAAAAAACTAATGAAGAATTACCCCATCAAAGCAGGTGGAGATAATTGGACTTCCAAAGGTCACATAATTCCAAAAGAAGATTTATTGAATTTAAAAATATGAAGAAGCTATTAAAAACTAAAATTATCTTACCAGATATTGATACAGAAGATTTTCCATACAAATTCTACAAGGTGTGGTGGAGTGATATAATTTCTTCTCCAAATTGGGAGACAATTCCACAATTAAAGAAATCAAAAACAGCAGTGTGCATAACAATGGGTTGGTTGTTATCAACAAATAAAAACACTTATGTTTTCATTGGCGACATTAACTTCAATGAAGATGGCACAATCAATGAGGGTGGTAACTCAACAGTAATACCAAAATCAAACATACTAAAACTAAAGGAGATAAAGTTATGACGCAATTAGATGAAGGACACTTTCATTTACACAGTGCAAATAAAGACAAGATGAATAATATGAATAAATTCTTTGCTAACCAGAATAAAAAAATGTTAGTTGATGGAGACCTACTAGTCTACAAGATTACTTCCTCTTTGGAAGAACCTATTGACTGGGGTAATGATATTTGGACTTTAAGTTCAGACCTTCACAAAGGTAAACAATTATTTGCACAATGTATTGCTTTCTATTGGAAGCTAACAAAAGCTAAAGATTCAATCATTGTATTTTCAGACAAAGAAAATTTTAGAAAAAAAATTGATAGTCTTTATAAATCACATAGAAAGAAAATTAGGAAACCAATTTCTTATTCTGCTATGAGAAAGTGGATTGAAGAAACACATCACACTATTTGTTATCCAAATTTAGAAGCTGATGATGCAATAGGTTTGTTAGCTACAGGCGAATACAAAGATAATTGTGTAATTGTTTCTGGCGATAAAGATATGAGAACAATACCTGCATGGCAGTGTTGTATCATTGATGACCAAATAGAATATGTAGATGAAAAATTAGCAGACTTAAACTTCTGTACTCAAACATTAACTGGAGACCAAACTGATGGTTACAAAGGTTGTGTTGGTGTTGGAGCTGTTAAAGCATCTAGAGTTCTTAATGGTAAACAAAACATTGATGAATGTTGGGAAGCAGTAATTGCAGAATATAAAAGAAATAAATATTCTATTGATGATGCTTACCACCAAGCAAGACTTGCCAGAATATTAAGAGATGGCGAGTACAATTATAAAACACACAAAGTAAAACTATGGGATTACAATTATGAACAGTTCAGAAATACTGAAGAAAACAGAAAAGCTAGTTAGTACAGATAGAGCAAATAAGCATGGAGACAAGGTTGAGAACCATGAAAACATTGCAAGATTATGGACTAGCTATATGCAAAATAAGTTTAAACTTAACCTAATAATACTGCCAGAAGATGTAGCAAACCTAATGTCCCTGCTAAAGATAGCCAGAACACAGGCAGGAAACTTCAATCTAGATGATTACATTGATGCTTGTGGTTACTTGGCAATCTCTGGCGAAATCAGAAACAAGAGGGAAATGATAAAAAGTTCCCCTTTAGGAGTATCTAATGACAAGAAAAGTGCAAAAGCCAATAGTTAGTAAAGAACTAATAGATTATTTGGATAGCATTTTTCCAGAGAAATCTGCTGACCTAAAAGATACTGAAAAAGAAGTCTTCTTTAAAGGGGGACAAAGGTCAGTCGTTAATCACTTAATCAAACAACAACAAATACAAGAGGAATAACAGTTATGTGTCTAGCACCAAGAATGCCAAGTCCACCACCTGCTCCAGAGCCAATTCCAGTAATGCAAAATACTGTGTCTAATGCTACTACAAAGCAAAATGCTCCTGCAAGTGCGGATAGTTCAGGCAGAAATGTCAATGTTGCATCATCAACTGCAAGAAGAAGAACAGGTAGAGGGTCATTAAGAATACCTTTAGCTAGTTCAGGTTTAACTTCTAGTGGTCTGAATTTACCAAGTGGGTAAATATGTGTGATGGTTCAAGAGGTAGACTAAAATCGTTGAATGACGACAGTGTCAAAACTTATAAACTAGCTAACTCTTATGGTGGAACTAAAGTTAAAGACCTTCCGAAAGGTGGAGCTACAGCTACAGGTAAGAAAAAAGAAGAATACGATAATGCTGTAAGTAATATTATTGTAAATAGAAAAATAGCTAGGTCTACATTAAACATTCCAACAAAAAATTACAAATCTGGAAGTGGTTTAAAATTACCAACATAATAAATGGAACGATATAGTTTAGGAGATAAAAATATTTCTGAAGATAAAACTTCAATACAGTCACAATACAATAAGCTAGAGATGAATAGAGAAGTCTATTTACAGAGAGCAAGAGATTGTGCCAAGCTAACTATTCCTACTTTATTTCCAGACAAAGGTAGTAACGAAGCTACAGAATATCAAACACCATATCAATCAGTTGGTGCAAGAGGAGTAATGAACTTAGCGTCTAAATTGATGTTAGCTTTATTTCCACCCCATGCTCCATTCTTTAGATTAAGTGTTGATGATTTAGTATTCAAACAAATTCAAGGCGACCCAAAAACTAAAAGTTCTATTGAAGCAGGTTTATCAGGAATTGAAAAAGCAATCATGGATAACATGGAAGTTTCCAATGACAGAGTTGCTGTATATGAAGCACTGAAAAATTTGATAGTTAGTGGGAATGTTTTATTAAAAATTACAGAGACAGGTTTAAGAGTTTATAGATTAAACAATTATGTAATTAAAAGAGACCCACAAGGAAATATTTTAAAAATAATAATTAAAGAAGTAGTTAATTTAGATACATTGCCTGAAGAAGTTAGAAATGCAATTATTGAAGGTAAGTCAAAAGAAGAATACGAAAACAAAGAATTAGATTTATACACTTGCGTAACTAGAGAAGCCAAAGGTTACACACTAATGCAAGAATGTGGAAAGAAAATAATCTTATCCACTAAATACAAACTAGATGCTTTACCATTCATTGCTTTAAGATTTAATAGAGTAGACGGAATGGACTATGGCAGGTCACATTGTGAGAGCTATTTAGGAGACTTAAAATCGCTTGAAGGATTAACAAGAGCAATTTTAGAAGGTTCTTCAGCATCAGCTAAGATGTTATTTATGGTAGCTCCTAATGGAACTACTAGAGCATCATCTATAGCTAAAGCACCAAATGGTGCAATTATTGAAGGTTCTTCAGGAGATGTAACAGTTCTACAAGCTAACAAGTTTGCTGATTTTAGAGTGTCATTTGAGATGATGAATAGAATAGAGCAAAGATTGCAATATGCCTTCCTATTAAATTCAAGTGTTCAAAGACAAGCAGAAAGAGTTACAGCAACAGAAGTACAATTAGTTGCACAAGAATTACAAGATGCTTTGGGTGGAGTTTATGGAATACTTACTACAGAGTTTCAGCTTCCTTATATCAATGCAAAGATAAATATTTTAAGAGAACAAAAATTATTACCAGATTTACCTAAGAAAATTGTGCGACCTAAAATCATTGTTGGTTTAGAAGCACTAGGTAGAGCAAGTGACAGAATTAGACTTTTACAGTTCATGCAAGATTTAGCAGGAACACTAGGAGCTGAAGTACTTGCACAACATATAAATCTTGAAGATGCTATTAAGAAATTTGCAATAGCAAATGGTGTAGACACACAAGGTTTACTTAAAGACCAAGAACAAATCCAACAAGAACAACAACAGGCACAACAACAACAGTTTGCACAAAAAGCATTAGCCGACCCAAGAGTAGCAATAGAAGCAGGACAAGCTCTAACTAACTCTAATGTCGGAATGAGTGTAGATGAAAATGGACAACCTGCCTTAACCCAAGAGGAATAACATGAGTACAGATAGATTAGAAGTAAGACATCAAGAAACAAATAATGAAACACTTGAACAGTCAGCAGAAAAGTTAAAAGCAGATGGTGTTGATATTAATAAAGACCTTAGCGTCAATGCAAATGGAGAAGGAATTAAAGTTTCAGAACCAAAAACAGAAATGCAAAGTTCAGAAGAAAGACCAGAATGGTTACCTGAAAAATTCACTAATGCTGAAGAACTTGCAAAAGCGTATGCAGGTTTGGAAAAAGAATTTTCTTCAAGAACTAAAGAAGAAGTTAAACCTGAAGAAGAAACTAAAACAGAAGAAGCTCCGCAACAAGGTTTAGATAAATTCTATGAGGAGTTTGCTGATACAGGAGAACTTTCAGAAAAAAGTTATACTGATTTAGCTAAACAAGGTTTAGATAAAACTTTAGTTGATACATATATTGAAGGACAAAAATTAGTTGCTGAAACAAATACTAAAGCAATTCAA